CGCCTTCTCTCGCCGTAAGGTGCTTGATGCAGAAAATACTCTTAATGGCTTCTATGGTTTCGTACAGTCACTTGATGCCGCAAAGGTTAAGGAAGTTCTTGGTGAGAACCTTATTGTCTTTGGTGAATGGCTCGTTAAGCATACTGTAAAGTACCCAGAAGACAAGATGCACAAGTTCTACGCCTTTGACGTATGGAACAAGGAAACAGAACAGTACCTTCCTTGGAACGAAGCAAAGAAGGTTATTGCAGAACTTGGTCTTAACACAGCACCAATCTTCTACGAAGGCCCGTTCACATCATGGGAAGACATTCAGAAGTTTGTTGGTAAGACAGAAATGGGTGCAGAACCATGTGGTGAAGGTATCGTAATTAAGTCACAGGACAGACTTGATAATAGGTCTTCAAATACCCCAGCATACGTGAAGATTGTTGATGCACGATTCTCAGAAGTAAAGGGTCAGAAGGAACAGAAGCAGATTGACCCTGAAAAGCTTGCCGCAAAGCAGGCACAGGAAGCCCTTGCCGCAACTATCGTAACAGAAAGACGAGTAGAAAAACTTCTGCAGAAGATGGTAGAAGACGGCGTTATCCCGGCTGATTGGGATGAACATGACATGGGTACAATCGCAAAGAATCTTCCAAAGGCTATGTATGCTGACTGTGTAAAGGAAGAACCGGAAACTGTTGCACAGGTAGAAAACTTTGGTAAGATTGCGGCTGGTATCTCTATGAAGTTAGTAAAGGGGCTTATTAAGTGATAGAAAAAATTATAACAACTATAGTTGCAGTAGCTATCGCGGCAGCTTTAATCTGCCTTGCTCTAGTTGTAATATATCAGGTAGGTCTGCTATTTATACTAGCACTCGCGGCACATGAGTATAAAATAGTTCTTGCTATTCTATTCATTTTTGCATTTTTATATACTCTAGCAGAATATCTTACAGACCAAAAATCTTCACAAAAACATTAATCTATGTTATAATATATATAATAAAAATTAAGGAGGAATTTCTAATGGAAATGGGTAATTTTATGAAGGGTATGTTTGGACCGGTTAAGGGTGGTCTTTGTCGTCTGACTCTTGATGGTAATATCGCAGTAAAAGTTAATGGTGGTTATAAGGCTTATAATCCAGCTGAGAAGGCTTTTGTTAACTGTGATAACTTTGTATTTGATGTTGGTGATGAAATGTTTTTCGTAATTCCTACAAATACAGTTGTCGCTGGAGATATTATCCTTGCCGGTGGTGAACCAGCCCCTCGTTACGTTCTTAAGGTTGCAGATGATATGATTACTTGCATTAACTATAAGAACGGTACGGTTGAAACCATTATGCCAGAACGACACATGTTCATGGGTAACACTTACTTCTACGGAAAGATTACAAGCCTGTTCGGTAATATGGGCGGTATGTTTGGCGCAAGCGGTGATGGCGCACAGAATGTCATGAAGTTCATGATGATGAAGCAGATGATGGGTAGCATGACTGGTACAGACGGTGGTAATCCAATGCTTATGATGATGATGATGAACGGTGGTGGCATGAATATGTTTGATAATCTTTTCAAGGCTGTAAACCCTGTTACACCGGCAGAAACAAACGTGAAGGAGGCTGAGTAATAATGGGTGGCGGAAGTTGGACGAGTGATAAGTTTAAGACCTATTCTATGTCAAAGAGCAGAGGAATTGACTCTACAGGTAGAGCCATCCTCAGCGATGACGTAACTCAGAATTATACTCAGCGTGGCTTGGCAAAGGAACTTAATCCATTTTGCCAGAAAAGAGAATGTAGGGACAGTGAGGAACACCCAAATACTGTTCCCGTAATTCTCGCACTTGATGTTACTGGTTCTATGGGTAAGGCGGCTAATGAGGTCGCTGCAGAACTCAATAACATCATGACTGAGCTTTACGAAAAGGTAACTGATGTTGAGTTTATGATTGCAGCTATTGGTGATTTCTCTTATGATGATGCACCACTTCAGGTATCTCAGTTTGAGTCTGACATTCGTATTGCAGAACAGCTTGATAAGGTTTACTTTGAACGTGGCGGCGGCCCGAATGATTGGGAATCTTATTCAGCTATTTGGAAGTTCGCGGCAGAAAGAACAGAACTTGATTGTTGGAAGAGAGGTAAGAAGGGTATTATCATAACAATGGGTGATGAAATCCTTAACCCTTATATTGATAGTGACGCATATGAGGACAAGGTTAACCAGGGTCTTTCAGCTTGCGGTTTTAATACAAATCAGATTTGTGAAGCTGCAAAGAGCAAGTATGACCTTTATCACATCAATGTTGACCACAGAAGTTGGAAGCCAAGCTTATCTACTTGGCACAAGGCTCTTGGGGAAGACCATGTGTTTGACTGCTCAGTAAAGGAAATTGCTCAGGTTATTCCTCAGATTATCGCCAATCACGAAAATGAAAGCGAACCTTTTGTTGTTGGCGTTGATTTAGCATCAAAGCCAGATAGTATAATCGAATTTACAAACGAAATTTCTTGGTAAAAGGAGAACAAAATGACGGACGTTAAAATTGTAACTGGATTAAACTATGGTGACGAGTCAAAAGGACTTGTTGCCAATGCAGTAAGCACACCTACTTGCCTGAATATCTTACCATCTAATTCTTGTCAGAGGGCACACACAGTAGTTGAAAATGGAGTGAGAAAAGTGTTCCGCCATTTTGGTAGTGGTACACTTAAAGGGGCGGCTACCTATTTCACGGACAAGTTTCTTGTAAATCCCGCTATGTTTAGAGAGGAATGGAAAGAACTTGAAGCAATGGGTATCACCCCAAAGGTGTATGCACGTATAGGGGCTGTATGTGTATCTGCTATTGATATGTTTGCAAATGTGAATGTTGAGGAACGTCGCGGCGAAGATTCTCATTCATCTACTGGCTGTGGTGTTTGGGAAACTATATGTCGTCATAAGGCTTTAGCACCAAAGTTTCCACAAGGTATGTATGTATTTAAGGATATAGTTGCATATTACGAAGAAGTCTTAAAAGATGAAAATGGTGTTCTGCCGGAAAATGTAAAAGAATTTTTACATGGTGATTGCCTTAAAGACAACATGGACGACGATGTTATATGGTTTTATAACCACGTTACTCTAATCAAAGACCAGTGGGAGGAAACAGAACTTCTTCACTCCTATCCACTTCTTGTATTTGAGAACGGACAGGGGTTACTTCTCGATGATAGATATAGCCGCGATATTAACCATAACACTCCAGCATATGTTGGTATGGTAGAACCTGAGAAAATACTCAATCAGAGTTTCCTTAGAACAGAAGTTAATGTTGAAGCACTTTATGTAACACGTTCATACTACACTCGTCATGGCAAGGGACAAATAGGCTTATGGAGTAATTGTGAATGTGATAGAGATGACATTAATCCACTTATGTTTGATTCTACAAATGTACCAAACCCAAATCAGGGTACTTTACGTTATGGTAAGATTGATGAGCTTGAAGCTAAAGCGGCTGCGGCAAGAGCGGTTAATGATAGTATAAGTCCATTCTTTGATGTTACTACATCTATGGTAGTTACTCACTGTAATGAATACTTAAATGAGCATTTATATGAAGCCGCAAAAAATCAGAATTTAAATCTTTATGTTTCTTATGATGAAACTAATATTAGTGAAGCAATTATACACTTCTAAGTTAAAATCTTTACTTTTATTGAAAAGTATGTTATAATATATACATAATATGAAAGAGAAATAAAAATCTCTTTCAGTTATGCTCTCGTGGTGGAATTGGTATACACGCTAGTCTTAGGAACTAGTGGTTTAGTCCGTGAGGGTTCGAGTCCCTCTGAGAGCACTGTGTACGTAGTGTAATGGTTAACACGGAAGATTGTGGCTCTTCCAAAGTGGGTTCAAATCCCACCGTACACCCCACCCCCATGTAGTCCAACCGGCAGAGACAGCGCACTTAAAATGCGTCCAGTGACGGGTTCGAATCCCGCTGTGGGGACTTAATCATAGCAATAGATGCAAAATATGGCGGCGTAAATGATTTCATTTCATGCAGGTTAAAGGTTAAAATCGTCGTTAGACCCCTAAAGCGGGAACTGCTCCATATGCTGATGGTTCCTTATTGTTATGATAACGTTTCGCGGCGAAAAGCGACGTAAGGGCAACTCGGCTACGTTAAAAGCCAATCAGGAGCTTGGTAGTTGCATAATTTGGATGAAGTGAGCATACCACGTACATCCCTTTTTATTGCCGGCAAATCACAGGCGAGCATAAGACTGAGGCGAGGATGAGGAAGGGTTTAACCCGGTTGGCAACGCAGACCAACTCACGAGTGTCTAGGCGTTCAGTAAGTCATGATGCAAGCTATTGGTTTTCTGGCCTACAAAAGATATTATCTATTTTTTGATGTTTTTAGAATGTGACAAAGAGAGCTGGGGTTTCCCGGCTCTTTTTGTTTTGGAAAATTTTAGTTTCTATTGACTTTTATATTAAATTGTGTTATAATATATATAGAAAGTTAAGAGAGAGATAAAAATAGAAAGGACGTATCGCTTATGTTAAGTTACTTTAATTATGAAAACTTAAAATTCAAGGGTTTAATTTATGAACAGAACGTTCCTTTAGCCGCAGTTGGTGAAGATGAATCTATTTGTTGCGGCAGACTTACTGCGTATGTTAAAGCGTTCAACGCCCAGGAAGGCTTATCAATCGAATACGGTTTTAGTGATGATGATGACTATGAGCAGTTTCGTATCTTTAGGTTTGATAACCCTGAAGAACAGAAGCGTGTGTTCGAGGAAATTGTTAGAATTACTAAGGACTTTTGTTCATTCTATAAGGTTGACTTTATTCCGGATTTCTTTGAAGATTGGATAGAAGTCGTAGACTCTACTATTGGTAGAACGTCTAAGGGTTACTGGTAATAAAATTTTATTAATAGAAAGGAATATGAAACTATGAAAATGTGTAAGAACTGTAGAAAAGAATACGGCTGGAGCAGATATGATGAATATTGCTGTAAGGAGTGCTGGGAAGCTAATTATTGGGAAAAGGCTCTTGACAGCAAGGCTATTATAATTGGTGGTCATTGTTATCATGCTTATGGCGGCAAGTTTGATAAATCTAAGAAGATTAAGATTAGAATGAATGACGGTACACTGATTGAAACATATGAACTGTTCGATGGCGGCAAGATTCCAAGAAAGTTTCATATAAAGGATAATGCAAAGTTTGTTAAGTGGTAAGGAGGAATAACAATGGTAATTTTAATTTTAGCATTGGTACTCGCGGCTTCAATTTCTTTAAATATTTCCATGGTGAAAGATTTAAAATATTACAGAACTGTAATAACAAGAGCTTTTAAAATTATTAACGATTTAAGAAATTTGTGTGAGGAAAAGGAAAAGGAAAGTCAGTATAATCTCTATAAGGAAGATGTTGATAAAGTTGTAGATTTTGTACTTAATGGAGAGGATGAATAATTATGAAACTTTTATTACCGCCAGCGTTCTATGAATATTTTGGAGAACGCTATGGCAGCAAGTATTGGTATGTAAAAGAGTGGATTAATAAAGAAGAGGGCGAGTATATTGATAATGTAGGAGGTTATCACTGTCCTTGTGATTGCTACAATCCAAAAGGCTATTATTGCGGCGAATGTAATAAGAAGACTTGTTTAAATTGTGATATTAGACATTTAGAGCCGGGAACGGAGCCATACCATTTTTTGGCAAAATAAAATTCTTAAAATTCTTTACTTTTCCTTAAAACTGTGTTATAATATATATAGAAAATCAAGAAAGGAAGAAATAAAAATGGAAGATAAAATTTATATATTCGCAAGATATGAAGACAACTGGGCAGACGAAATGGATATTGATAAGTGTGGAGCAACAGCTTTTACCAAAGAAGAATACGAAGAATTCCTTAAAGATATTGAAACTATTAAAAATTACACAGGAAAAGTAAGTTTTGGTATTGGCACTAATGAAAGCATGGAATACGATTGTGGAGAGGACTTTGTTAGTGCTCTTGATATTCAGATAATTTCTAGGGTGGAATATAGTGTTCTTAAAAAGTTTGGTTTTGCTGAAGAAAACTCTGCTATTGATTTAGTTGATAGGGTAATGGAAAATATAGGGTGGTATATGTCACATAAAGATTAAAGGAGAATATAAAAGGCTAATAAGAAAGGAAACATATTATGTTAAAGATTCAGAACTTTATAAATGAACATGAAAATTGGCGCGAACTCTTAACAGCAGCGCCATATAACTTAAAAATTGCTGAAGATGATGGCTTCGTTATCTTTAAGTATAATCAGATTGCTTCTGACTTTAACGAAGAAATCTGTCAGGAGGCTCGTGGCCTTATTCTTGACTCTAGAGATAACTTCAAGGTAGTTAGAATGGCTTTTAAGAAGTTCTTCAACCTTGGTGAATCTCATGCCGCAAAAATCAATTGGGATTCTGCTGTAGCAACAGAGAAGATAGATGGTTCTATTATGTCTGTATGGCATGCTCGCGGCAAGTGGCATTTAAGCACTAACGGCACTATAGACGCTTTTAAGGCTCCACTTAACGGTGTCGGCCCATACAAGAACTTTGGTGAGTTATTCACTTCTGTAATGCCATTAGAAATCTTCGATGAAGAACACTTCGGTAAGAATTGGGCGGACTTAAACCTCTGCTTTACTTTCGAGTTGGTTTCTCCTTACAATAAGATTGTTATAGACTATCCTGAAACAAAGGTATACTTACTTTCTATACGTGAGATGGACACACTTCACGAAATTAGTGGCGATGTAGTTAGAGCTTTTGGTAAAATTAATGGCTTCAACCTCCCACAGGAATACAAGTTCAGAAACGAAAAGGAATTCTGTGAACTTGTAGAGTCTATGCCGGACGGTCACGAAGGTATCGTAGTACGTGATATGTATAATGAACGTGTAAAGATAAAGACAAAGAGCTACTTTGAACTTCACCGTATGGTTAACAATGGTGTTGTAACTGTGGCAAGAATGGTTGAGTTAATTCGTGTAAATGACCATGAGGAATTTCTCGCTTACTTCCCAGAGTACAAGCCAATGTTCGATAAGGTGGCAAAGCAGTTAAAGGATGTTGAAACTCTTGTTGAAAGTGTTGAAAACTATGTTACTGCTTGGAAGGAAATTCGCGGCGAAGACCGTAAGGAATTTGCTACTAAGATAATAGAACTGACAAAGGATAACGTACCACCTGCTTTATTCTTTGCGGCTTGGGACAATAAGATTGATTCCTTTGTGGAAAAGTTAAGCACAGAAAGGTTCATTAAGATGTTTAATATAGGAGTAGACGCATGAGAAAGACAGATTATTACATTTCGCTTATTTGTTCAACATTTCTTTTATCTCTCAAAACCCTTGGTATTCCTTTTATTATAGCCGGGATATGCTTCTTTATCTTCGGCTTTAAGGAATTTCCAATGTGGATTTGGTTTTTAAGTTATGGAATCTTTGAGAACTGGAAAAGCTGTAGGTCAGCATTGAATTTGATGTTGGCTGGAATGATTAGGATGGAAGATAAAGATGGAGAATGAAATCATATTGGAAAAATCTAACAACACTTTACAAAAACCTTAATCTATGCTATAATATATATAGAAAATCAGAAAGGAGTTAATAATATGATGTCATATGAAAACTTTAATATTTTTATGAATAAACTTATCGACAAGATGGAATGTGCCGAAGAATTCTATGATAAGGTTGACAATGCTCTTGGCAATGGTACTTGTGAATTAATTATCGAGAATAGCGGTATTTATCTTGCAGTTCAGATTCTTGCTACAGCAGTTAATGATGCGGACGATTGGATTGAATACTTCTTCTATGAAGCAGACCGAAAGCCGTTCACCGCTACAGTTGATGAAAGAGAAATTATAATCGCAAACAACAAAGACCTTTATCAGTTAATTACGGGAGTGATTTGATGGAAGTTTATTTAGTTTACGGCTATGATAACGAAGGATATAGAGTTCTGTTATCTATCGCGGCTTCAGAAGAAGTGGCAGACCGACTTATATCAGAATATAAGTACGACTATCACGACTGTTTTGCACAGATGTGGAAAGTTAAGGAGTGAGATTGTGACTATAGGAATTGACATTGATAATGTTTTGGTAAACACTACAGAAAGTGTGCTGGAATATTTGAATGAACGAACAGGGCTTAATCTTAAACTAGAGGACATTAAGACCTATAGCATTGAGGATTATGTTCCAAAGGAAAATAGATTGCTTGTTCCCGAAGCCTTTGAATCAAAGCATATGTGGAAAAAGGTTGATTTTATTGAGGGCGCAACGGCAGTAATAAGAAATTTGGTTAATGATGGTCATGAGATTTACTTTGCTACGGCTACTTTGCCGGAAAATCTTAAAAAGAAAATGAATCATCTTTCAAGGAATCTCGAATTTCTTGGACTCGATTACATCAAAAGCCACACAATATGTATCACCAACAAACAGTTGCTTAGGTTTGATGTAATGATAGACGATTATCTTGGTAATCTTTGCGGCGAAAGAACATATGAATCTATTTGCCTAGATTATCCGTGGAATCAGCCTACGGATGAAACTGTAAATGATAAGCATTTTCATAGAGTATATAACTGGTACGAAGTTTACGTATATATAAGATTTTTATTGGACAAGGAGTATTAATTATGTTTGAATATAAGGGTAAGACTTATGAAGGCGCACAGGCATTACTTGATAATTATACCGAGCTTGATAAGAAATATTATGATTTTTGGGATGACAAGGAATTCAGAGAAAAGCATGATGAAGCTTGGGACGCTGTATTCGCATATTGGATGAAACTCCTTAGAGATGCTACAATTGGTATGAAAGATGTTCCGGAAGATAACTATGATGAAGTTTATTACGGCTTACTTGATGAAATCAACATTTTAGTAAGATTTATTTTTGAGTCAGATTGTGCAACTGATTATGAAGTTATATACAGTGACATAGAAAAGGGCTACGAAGTCTGCACTTATTACTTTGAAGACTTTGCACCAAGCAATCTCGTTTTTGGTATTGAAGCTACTCGCTCTCCATATAATGGCATTGAATTTGGTGGCGATGTAAAACCAACAGCATATGTTAAGGTGCCAGTAACAAAATATGAATATAGACCAATAGGTCATGGAAGTGATGAAAATGAGTGATGAAATTCGTATTCCAAAGGCTCTAAAGAGTGTGGATTATTACAAACACCTCAAAGAAAAGCTAAAGGAACAACAGTCTAAGATAGACTTGGCAAAGGCAGAAGCATACGAAATTCAAGGTGAAATAGAGTGTTTTCAGCAAGAGAAGTTACAATCTCTTGTTGGTAGATTCTTCAAAACTAAGGATAATGATGTGTTTGTGGTTACAGGAGTTCCTAAGCCAACTTACACTATGATTGATAAGCATTTCAACCCTTATCAGATACCTGTTTTAATAGCGACTTTTGCCGGTCCAAAAGAGAAGATTCTCGGTAAGGAAATATATATTGAAAGAGAAACTGTGTTTAGTAGGGCGGTTGATGCAGATGACCCCTGAAGAAAAGTTTCTTAAAGAGTATGTTGAAATAACTAAGGCAGAGTTTCTTGCCGCGATAGTTAATAACTTAGAAGATATAGTTGATTCAATAGGAGAATGATTATGGCTAAATTGTTATATAAACCTTTAGGCTCTATGGAGGGCAGACGTAGTGTTCAGTTATACAAAGAATATCTTAAGGTAAAGGGTAACTTTCCTATGTATAAAGTTGGTAGGATGCTTGCTTTTTTAAGCGTTTCAACCGCTACAGATGACATGGAACTTGTAAATAACTTTGTTGAAATGTGCGGCGGATTACTTAATGATAACCTTGGCGTAATGGAAATACACATTGATGGTGATTTTAGCGACGCAGTTGTTGACTCCATTTTAGACTTTGCTGAATACTGGCTTGGTGATGTAATGGATTATATAGGTTTATCTGACAATTCTATTATCTTTGGTGTAAAGCCTGAATTTATTTGAGGGCTTTTAAAAATAAATTACATATTAGTATCGCGGCGAAAACCGTGAAATAAAAATCGAGGTGAATTTAAATGAAGAAGATTGCACTTGCTGCACTTGTTGCTGTAATGGCAGTTGCTTGCTTCGCTTGCACCGCTCCTGGTTCTGAATCAAGCGATAAGGTGGAAGAAACAACTGTAGTATCTGAAACTGTTCTTGAAACAGAAGCAGAAACAACTGTTGAATCTACTGAAGCTGAAACAGAAGCAGTTACAACAGAAGCTGAAACAGTTCTCGAAACAGAAGCAGAAGTATCTGAAACTGTTCTCGAAACAGAATAATAGCCTAAGAAGGACAACTTTACTCAACTAAACCCCACGTGGAAGTGGTGAAACTCCCCGATTGGGATGGTATGGCATCCTAGGAGTGTTGGCTCCACCATACATATTTTGCGGCTTGGTGAAAATAGTTATCACGTGTCCCTCATAAGGATAAGTTCGGGGTGCAAGTCCCCGAGTCGCGATTCGAGGTGTATTATATGAAACAAGACCTTATTGAAATTGAAGCATTTTGTCAAGTAGAGGACGGCTGTTTTGGTTGCCCATATGAAGACGAATGTTTTGACCAATATCTCATGTATGGCTTTATGCACGCAAAGGATTGGATGGAACACTTTACCTGTATTTTCTATGCGGAAGGAGAAGTCTAATTGGAAAAATTTATAAAATATTGACTTTTTCAAAAAATTGTGTTATAATATATATAGAAAGTTAAGAGAAAGGACTTGAAGATATGACACTTAAAGAAAAAGCAACAAGATTCCTCAACGATAAGGTATCTGACCTCTTTGAGATGCTCAGAACAACAGAGCTTACTTATGATGCAGAACTTGGTTTTGTTGAAAAGTTACAGTTTGAAGAAGCTGGTTATCACCCAGTTTATGGTATGACAAAGGTTTGCTTTGTTTTTGATGAATTTGTAATCAAGACAAGCTTTGACTACAAGGTTACATATCCATCAATCGGTGGTGGTGTTACAAAGAAGGTTGTAGACCTCGAAGATGCTTGCGAAACTGAATATCTTGCATACAGAAAGGCTGTTGAAGAAGGTCTTGATGAGTTCTTCTTTGAAACAGATTCTCTTGGTTATGGTATCTATGTTCAGGAAAAGTGCGAAGAATCACTTCAGGATGCTAGAGTTTCTAGAGATGAATTTGATTCTATTACAAAAGAGTATAACGAGTATGAAATGGAGTGTGCAATTGATGCTCTCGTGGGTTCTATCTCAAAAGAAGAAGCTGAGGTTGACATCGACGAGTATACAACAGTTGGTGATTCTGTAAGATACATCGACTCTTATCTTAAGGAAGACTGTGTAACAAACTTTCTTCAGACTTATGATAGTGATAGAATGGTTAGACTTGCAAGATTCCTCTTTAACTATGACATCACAGATATTCACGATGCAAACGTTGGTTTCGACAAGGTTGGTAAACTTAGAATTTTTGATTTTAGTGGTTTCTGCTCTTCTACAAGAGAGCTGGTGAAAGGAGTAAAGGCATGATTTGGTTGATTGTAACGGTTATTTCGCTTGTGGTGTTAATTGTTAGTTTTTTAAGGGATGAGCTTGAAGTGGCTGCTGTTTTTGCAGTTCTGTTATCTCTTGAAATTATAGTAGGGGCGTGTGTTAGATACGTTGAAACACCTTCTGATATGGATATAGAAGATATAACTGCCAGACTTGAATGTGATTCAGAATATCTTAATGTTCAGGCATATATGGATGCTGTTAAGTATAATGAACGAGTTGAGTGTACACGTGAGCTTGGTGATTCTATATGGTTCGGCGCGATTGTTAAGAAGAGAGATAAACTGGCTGACCCAATACCTCTTGAAGGCTATAAAATTACCAAAAATTGTAAGGATTAAGTTTCTTAACTCTTTACAAAAACAGAAATCTATGTTATAATATATATAGAAAATAAAGAAAGGATGTTGTTTATGGGACAGGAATTAACAGTTACAATGCAGTTTAAAAATAGAAAAACCGGTGTAAAGTCAGAATTTCTTATGGCTTATTGGCGCAAAGGTTGGTCAATGACCGATGAAATTATAAGGTTCATCAATGATACCGCTAGTTCAGAAATTATTAGTGAAGACGAGCAGTCGTATATACTTGAATCTAATTTTATTTACAGTTTAAAGGATTTTCTTTACGAGCAGTTAGGTGATACAGAGTCTTACTCCTTTAGTAATTCATTTTGGGGTTCGTACACTTGTTATCAGCAGACAATTCGTCAGTTTAGAAATATAACAGCATGGATTCAGTTTTATGCAAATCGTTTTAATGTGCTTGATGAAATTGAAAATGCAACAGCAAGTGATGAACAGCCATGTTTTGATGGTTGTTTTGACCCAGACGCTCTTGGAGATATGTTTGTAGAGTATTCAGAAAGTGAAGCAAAAGATAAGGAAAAAGAATTTATTTATATTTTACATCACCTTGGTGATTATGATATAACAATTGAAGTTCTTAACTCTTATTAATCTCTTTACAAAAACCGAAATCTATGGTATAATAGATATAGAAAGTGAGAGAGAAATCTCTCACAAATACTGGTCTGTGATGAAGCGGTTAACATAGTAGTCTTTGACACTACCATTCCTGGGTTCAAATCCCAGCAGGCCAATCAAATTTTTAATTTAGAAAGGATTTTTAATTATGGGTTATTACACAAGATTTTATATGGGAATTAGAGATAAAGAAGGTTATGTTAATGATGAACATAAACTTTATGATAAAATTGCTTGTAAGGTTTATAATGTTTGGGCAGGTACAGATATAGCTGACTTTTCAGATGGTCAACTTGAAACCGCAAGAGAAACCCTTGAAGAGTTTTTCGAGGGTGAAAAAGAAGGTAAGTGGTATGAGCATGAGGAAGATATGAAAAAGATTTCCGCAGATTTTCCTGGCATTGACTTTATTCTTGAAGGTCTTGGTGAAAGACGTGATGATTGGTGGATAAAGGTCTTTAGGGATGGCGAACTTGTTAGTGAGCATTATGCTGAAATTATCGCTCCAAAGTGTCCAAAAATGTATTTTGCAAATCCGGATTTTTAAAAAGTGAAACACTTTACAAAATCTGAAATTTATGCTATAATAAATATAGAAATTGAGAAAAGAGTATTTCAAAACATTTGTGAAACTTCGGTTCGATTCCGGGGTAGGTGCTCTAAGGAGCGAACTGCTGGTTGCAATATCAAAGTCAATTTCTTAAAAATATAGGATGGTAGTTTAATTGGTAAAATGCCACTCTCCAAAAGTGCGTGATGTTTTGGGTTCGAGTCCCACCCGTCCTGTTAGGGAGCTGATACTATGATAGGTATTTACAAAATAGTCAATAAAATCAATGGAAAAATGTATATAGGATAGTCTGTTAATATTGCAGAAAGGTGGAAAAATCATAAAATAGATGCAAAAAGCAAAGATTTTCCGCTCTATCGGGCAATACGCAAGTATGGATTAGAAAATTTTCTTTTTGAAGTTATTGAACAATGTAGAATAGAGGAACTAGATGATAAAGAAATTTATTGGATAAAATTTTATAACACTTATGATAATGGATATAATTGCACAACCGGTGGACAAGGAGCCGCGAAATGTGGACAGAAGTTAACTAATGCACAAGTTATTGAAATTATTGATAAATTACAAAATTCCGATATTCTTTAGAAAGATTTAGCTGTACTCTATAATGTTGGCGAGGATACCATTTCTGAAATTAATCAAGGAAAAACTTGGGTTCGGGATGATATTTCTTATCCAATTAGAAAAAATTCAGTTCCAAATCTTTGTCCTTATTGCGGCAAACAGATACTTAAAGAAAGTTTTATGTGTAATGGATGCAAAGGTTTACAACAAAGAAGAGTAAGTAGACCAAGCAGAGAAGAACTTAAAACTTTGATAAGAAATAATCCTTTTGTTCAAATTGGAGAACAATTTGGTGTTTCAGATAATGCAATACGAAAATGGTGTAAAGCAGAGGGGTTACCCACTAAAGTTTCTGACATCAAAAAAATCTCTAATGAAGAATGGGAGAATATATAAAAATTGCGCCATCAGCACCACCCAATGTGGATGGACGTGGAAGTAATGGTCCACCCTGGCACCCAAATGATAGCAATATCATGTGTCAGGTAGCCGAGAGCATGAAGACAAGTTCTTCTCCGACAATCGGACGCACGGGAGAGCGAAACCACACCCCTACCGGGAGGTTGCCCGGATAATGCACAGGTGCCGAAGTGGTCATAACGGCGTAGACTTGAAATCTTCTGTGGCGGAAGCCCCGTGGGTTCGAATCCCACCCTGTGCGCTATCTGTTTATATGGAGGATTTAAAATGAAATATTGTAAAATTTGTAACAAGAAATTAAGTTCTGATAACAAGTCTGGTTATTGCCAATAGCATTTAATTGAAACAAGAAGACAAGAAAAAATAAAAACTTGGCTTGAAACTGGTAATACTGGAATGACTATTGATACCACAATAAGAGGAGTAATTAGAGATTACATTCTTGAAGAACAGCAATATAAATGTGCTATTTGTGGTATTTCAGACGTATGGAATAACAAAGACTTACATTTCATTTTAGACCATATAAATGGTGATGCTTCTAATTCTTGTAGAGAAAATTTAAGACTTATTTGTCCTAATTGTGATAGTCAATTAGATACTTATAAATCTCGTAATAAAAATTCTGCAAGAAATGCAAGAAAAGACTGGTAGAAGAGGTAAAACAGTTGGTACCGCAAGGTATGGGGCTCGACACCTCACTCCGTCGCCAAATATTGCTCCTTAGTGAAGCGGTAACACAGTAGGCCCTGACCCTATAATCGAAGGTTCAAATCCTTCAGGAGCAATCAAAATGCCGTTGTAGCCCAGTTAGTAGAGCGCGTGCCTGAAGAGCATGAGGTCGAAGGTGCGAATCCTTCCGGCGGCATTCAATACCCTTGTAAGCT